CCGCATTTTTGACCTACTGCGTGAACGCAAGCAACGCTTTCTGTTACCGCAAGCGCGTCGAAGCAGGGTACGTCGATTCGCAGTCCACGGCCCCCGGTGCCGACGTCAAACTTGGCGCAATCATGTACGCCGCCACCCTCTACCGGGAACGCGGCTCCGTTGACTCGTTCGCGTCCTTTGACGGCATGGGTTCATTCCCGATCCCGTCCACGTTGGGCCGCATCATGCAGTTGCTCGGGTGCGGACGTGCGCAGGTTGCTTAATGGCCTCAGGAATCTTCTACGAGGCCATCACCGCCACCAAAACGGCGCTCGAGGGCTTGGGCTACGCAGTAGTGACCGACCCACGCAACGCCCGCCCCATGTCAGTCCTCATCGAGTTGCCGACGTGGGATTCGTTCACATACAACGTGGGCGACATCCGTTTGCAGATTCGCATCCTTGCAGCGCCCCCGGGCAATCAGGATGCATCCGACTGGCTGATTACGCAGGCGGACACGATTATGAACTCAACTATCGCTGTGACCTCGGGCCGTCCCGGGTTCGCGACGTACGGCGGGCAAGACATTCCCACCTACGACCTCACCGTAGCCGTCGCTGTACGGCGTAACTAGAAGGAGCCAACATGGCGACAACTACATTCCTTGCCAACGCCACGGTAAACGTGACGCAGGGCGCAACCACGGTCGACCTGTCCGATCAGTGCAAGTCCGTGACGCTGACCGTCGGTTACGACTCGCTCGAATCGACCGCGATGGGCGACACCGGACACCGCTTCACGCAGGGCCTTCAGACCGTCGAAGTCGCGCTCGAGTTGTTCCTGTCCTACGGCGGCAGCGGCTCGACCTCGGAAGTCGAGACGGCGCTGTACTCGTACCTCGGTCAGGGCAGCACAACCCTCGTCATCAGCCCCAGCGGCACGACCGAGTCGGCTTCGAACCCCGAGTACACAATCACGAACGCCATGCTTGCATCGTTCACCCCGGTGAACTCGACCGTCGGCGAACTTGCGACCGTGACTGCCACGTTCACGGGCGGCACCTTCGCTCGCGACATCGCCTGATCCACAGGCACCTAGGAGAAGAACATGAAACTCGACCTCAAGGTCACAACCGCCGACAACTCGTACACCGTTTCCACCAACCTGTTCGTGGTTGTTGCGTGGGAACGGAAGTACAAGCGGAAAGCCTCCGACCTCGCGTCCGGTATCGGCGTCGAGGACTTGGCGTTCATGGCGTACGAATCCTGCAAACAGTCCAACATTCCGGTGCCGCTCTTGTTTGACGATTACATCAAGCAGTTGCAGGCCATCGAGGTTGTGGGGCAGGAAACCGAAAACCCTACGGACGAGGCAGTTACTCCCACGCCCTAGCCGCCGTGCTAGTCGCAACGGGGTACTGGCCTCCGACAATCGCATTTGAGTCACGCGACCTAGCCACGGTTGTTACGATTCTGAATGAGCAAGCGAAAGCCCTGAAATGACAGCATCCACAAACATTGAGATTGCAGGCATTAAGGACGCTATTCGCGCCCTCAACAAGATTGAGCCGGGCCTCCGTAAAGAGTTTCAGCAGGAAGCCACCCGTATTGCGCAGCCCGCTATCGAGGAAGCGCAGCGCGGCTACGTCGGCTTGCCCCTGTCCGGTATGGCTTACAATTGGTCGAAGGACGGCAAGAAGTTGTTTCCGTACGACCCCGCCAAGGCCGCTCGAGGCGTCAAGGTCAAGTTGGACGCGGCCCGCAACGCTGTCGCCGTCATTGTCATTCAGCAAACAAACGTGGCAGCAGCAATCTTTGAGGCGGCGGGCCGCAAAACGGCAAACAGGCTCGGTGAGTCGCTCGGGCCGTTGTCCCCCGGTCGGACACGCATCATCGGCCCTGCTGTGTACCGCAAGCGTGGCGCGGTCACCCGTGAAATGGAACAGGCCGCGTTGCGAATCGTGAACCAAGTGAATCGGGAACTCAAATGATCTCCATCCCCATTATTTCCGAGTTTGACGGCAAGGGAATCTCAAAAGCGGTACAAGAGTTTAAGCAACTTGAGGGTGTGGGCAAGAAAGCCCAATTCGCTATCAAGAAAGCCGCTGTCCCCGCCGCTGCCGCCCTCGGAGGGCTTGCTGTAGCCCTCGGGGACGCCGTGAAGGGTGCAATGGAGGACGCCGCCGCACAGGCACAATTGGCGCGCCAGTTGTTCATTTCCGCCGGGGCAACCGACGACTCGATTAAAGCGACCGAGGATTGGATCAGCGCCCAAGGCCGCGCGCTCGGCGTGACCGACGATGAACTCCGCCCGAGCCTGTCACGACTTGTCACGCAAACACATGACGTGGCTAAGGCGCAAGAGTTGGCGTCTCTCGCTATGGACATTTCGGCGGCAACCGGGAAAGACCTTGGAACCGTTACGGAAGCCCTCGCGAAGGCCGCTGGCGGGCAAATGAACGCCCTTGCCAAGTTGTCCCCGGAACTCAAGGGAATGATTAAGGACGGCATCGATGCGTCCGAGGCTTTCTACATTCTCGACGACGCATTCGGCGGGGCCGCCACGACAGCCGCCAACACGGCGCAAGGCGGCTTTAAGCGTCTCACCGTTAGCCTGAATGAAACAAAGGAAAGCATCGGTGCGGCTTTGCTGCCAATTGTCGAGAAGGCGCTTCCAACGTTGCAGAAGTTTGCGGATTGGGCGCAGACAAACCCTGAAGTGTTCACCAAGGTCGCCGTCGCAATCGGGGCTGTGGCAGCCGCCACGGTCGCTGTAAACGCCGCCATGGCGGCTAATCCGTACGTCCTCGCCGCCGCTGGCGTCATCGCCCTAGCCGCGGCATTTGCGGAGTTGTATAAGCAACTCGACAAGATCAGCAAACTCGGCGGGACAGTCGCCAAACTGATTGGCGTTGTTCTTGGCCCGGTGTCGGGCATCCCGGCGCTGAATAGCCTGTTCGGCGGTGGCGCAGGCTCGAACAAGCAGACGCCTAGCAGCGGTGTCTCAATCCCCAAAATGGCGTCAGGCGGCATCGTCACCTCCCCGACGCTCGCCCTGATTGGTGAGGCTGGCCCGGAGGCCGTCGTACCGCTGTCAAAGTTGGACAACATGGGCAATGGCGTCACAATCAACGTGAACGGCGGAGACCCAAACGCAGTAGTAGCCGCGCTGCGAACTTACATGCGTCAAAACGGCTCCATCCCTATTCGCGTTAGCAACATTTACTAATCATGGGTTTGCAGTCATACACCGTTTCATACACGACCGATTTTGGCACAACGTGGACGGCGTTTACAAATGTGCAAGAGTTGCAACTCAGCATCGGACGCCAAGCCCAACTTGACCAAATCAAGGCATCCACCGGATCATTTCGCATGCGGTATCCCAACGGGTACGCATCACCAATTGCTGCGCTTGTGTCCGGAACTATTGTGCGCGTACAAAACACAACCGGGACGCCTTACACCGTGTGGACAGGCCGTATTGACAACGTCTCAGCAGAATACGGCATTCCGTACGCAGGCGGTGTCGGTCAAGCCGATTATGTCACCGTGACAATGGAAAGCGCTTTTGCTGTCGCAGGCCGTATGCAGGGCAACGGATACAGCATGTCGGCAGGCTCAATTGCGTCTCAAATGACCGCTGCCAGCGCACAAACAGGATTGACACTTGGGTACAGCGGCTCGAGCGCGCAAACACTTGCCGCTACGACGGTCTCAAGCACTTGGGCTGACTGGATCAACAGGGTTTGCCAATCAACCAATAGCCGCATTTGGGACGCCTACGATTACCTCTCCGTAAACGTTGTGCCACCTTTTTCGTCAAACGTCAACACCGTCAACTTTTCTGACTCCGCCAACAACTCGACAAATCAGGTTTACAGCCAAATAAACTTTGACAGCCTGTCTGACAATTACTACACACAAGTAACCGTCACCCCGGAAAGTTATAGCGCCGCCACCGTAACCAAGGCTGGTGCCACGGCTCCGTACCGTGCTTACCAAGCAAACACGCTCAATGCCAGCACCGGGCAGGCAACCGACTATGCAAACTATTTGCTTGCCAACTACAGCACAGCAAGGTTTGCAATTAGTTCGTTTACTTGCATGGCTGAAGCCCAAGCATCTTTCCAATTGGACAGAATCGGCGCTGCAAACACATTTGCCTTTTTGCCCGGCACACAAGTTGCCGTGACTTTTCGCGGCACAACGTACCAATGCATCCTCGAGGGTGTAACAATGTCCGCACGGCCCGGCGGCGCGTCGTTTACCTATTACGTTTCGGGGGCCGACCTCAACGCCTACCTGATCTTGGACAACACAACGTTCGGCAGGCTCGACTACAACAAG